GGGGGTTGGGTGACCGTGGCCGACGGGCTGCGCCTGTACATTCAGGCCGACGCAAAGACGGCCCCGAGTGTGCTCATCGACGCCCGCGGGTCTGCCCGTGCGGACCTTCACAACGCATTGCCGTTGCCGGTCGGCCCGCTCGATCAGGGGGGGACGTGCGACCGGACGACGCCCGCATGCCGAGAGTGTTACGCCGCAGGGATCGAGAACCTGTCCCCGGCCCTAGCCCGGAACGCCTCGCACAATCTCGCCACGTTGCGCACGTTGTACGGAAACGAAGGCCGTGCCGGTGCGCGTCGAGTCGTGGCCGCCCTGGTCGCCGTCGTCGAGCACTCGGCCCGGCAACAGACTGCCCGAGGGGTGCGCCGTCCCGCGTTCCGGTGGCAATCCGGCGGTGACCTGTTCGCCCCTTGGTATGCGCGCGCGATCCGTGAAACGATGCGCCAAACCCCAACGGTAGACCATTGGCTTTATACCCGCGACAACGTGAACGCCCGCCACCTGCTACCCGTCCCCGATAATGGGCGCGTGTACCTTTCGGCGGACGAGCACAACGCCCCGACAATGGCCCGCGCCTCGGTGCGTCTCGGCCTTCCCGTGGCTGTACTCGCCGACGACCGACGCCACGCCGTCGCCGTTTGGGCGCAGTTGGCAGCCGTGGCCCCCGTGGCCGGTCGCCCGTTTGAGTGTCCTGCTACCGGTCGCCACGTCGAGGACGGAACCGGAGTCGCGGCGCACGTTGTCGGCCCCGACGGACGCCGGAGCACCGCCCGCCCCGGTGCGCCCGGTGTCGGTGCCTGTATCGCTTGCGCGGTCTGCCTGCCCGGTGGCCCGGTGCGCCCCGTGACCTTCCTACAGCATGGCGGGAAAGGTGCGCCCGATTCGCGCGGGAAACTCGGCGCAGCCGTCGCCGTTCGTGTGCGCCGCATGGAGGTGGCGCGATGATCGCCGCCGACGCTTACCGATGCGCCGAAGGATGGTGCCGAGACGTTACCAACTGGCCCCACCCGTTAGCCGTCGCCGGGTTTCTCGTGGTGCTGGTGCTGGTCTGGCGGTCGTGCCGTGATTGAGCGTACTGATGCGCCCCCGTGCGCCCGTGGCGATCTCTCGCACGTTTGCGGGTCCCGTTGCCTGCCCGCCCTAGTGCGCACACTCCCGCCCGCCCCGGCGGGGTGGCGATGGAAATACGGGCAGACCGCCCCCCGGTGCTGGTCCGTCTACCTTCAGCGCGTCGGGGGAGTTGGGTGCTGGTATGTCCTCGGGCTTGCCCCCGTCGATACCGCCCGCGAACTCGCCGCCGTAGTCTGGGCCTACACACTCGGCCACCAGCACCCGAAACCCTAACCCCGTCGAAGCCCCGCCCCACTCGGGCGGGGCTTCTTCACGCCCCGGCACCAGCCCGCCCAAAACGCTGGGTGTGGGCAGGGATTGCGTACATTCGTCCAAAAATTGATGCTCCAACCACGATTCCGATAGGGTAAACATTTATTATGCGTACTGTCCGGTCTGTCACCGCCAATTTTCTAACTTCCTACCCCTCGATCCACACTCGAAAGAGGTACAAGAAGGACATCGTGACCTGGCAACGCTGGTGCGCCGAGCAGGGCGTACATCCGTTGGATTGTTCGGTGGCGAACGCACAACAGTTTGTTGCGTGGATGTCTGCCCAGTACACGCCGACGAGCGTGGCCTCAAGGGTGTGCGGTGTCGCCAAATGGTTTGATGCCCTGGTGGACGCTGGCGTGTTGCGGGCGCACGGTCTGCACTCTGTGAAGCTGCCCAAGCGTGAGATCGTCCTGAACCTCGAGAGCATCCCAACCGACGACGAGATGATGCTGGTGATGGCTGAGGCCGCCAAGCTCGGTCCGCGTTGGGAATGGCTGGCGGGCATGGTGGCGTGGGCTGGCTGTGACTGTCAGGAGGCTCTCCGGGTGCGTGGTGTCGACGTGCGCACATGGGAAGGTAAGACGCTGGTGACGGTGCGAAGCCGGAAGCAGAACCGGCGGGAGATCCCGGTCGACGGGCGTCTCGAGGTGCTGACCGTCGGACTCCAGTCGGTGTATGCCCCGACCACCCCGCTCGCTGGGACGATGACATCCGAATGGGCGACGATCCGACTCGGGAAGATCGCGTCAGCTGCGACAGGACGCCGGTTGAACGTGCAAGACATGAGACGTTGGGCGGTCCGCCGACAGTTTGAGCGCGGTGTGCCGGTGCCGGTCATCGCCCGCTGGCTCGGCCATACGACCGACCGCTGGGTGCGTCAGACGTTGCGTCTCACCGACGGGGTGGCCGAGGTGACTGCCGCCGAGGTGATCTCGAGCATCCTGGTGGAGCCGGACGGTGGCCGGTTTGGCTCCGGTCAGGCTCCCGACTCGATTATTTGATCCAGCGTCGCAGGAACCAGAGGACGAGAGCCGCGCAGGTGATGTACAGGCTCCCGAAGTAGATGATGTCGATCGCTCGTTCCACGAAACGCTCCTGTTCGGGGGTAAGTGTCCGCACCTGAGGTACAGGGCGAATTTCGTCAGCGACGTTATTCCGCATACTCATCCATGAATTGTATGGCATCCCGCCACGTCGAGGTGACTTTCATCTGGTCTTGATGCTCCTGGTCGTCGGCGATGCGAACGATGTACAGGCACGGTTCCCCACCATCGTCCAATTCGGTTCGTTCCGCTTTGGTCATCAGCACGTTGTCGTGGGTCAGGCAATGCATCGGAGAACACCAGCCCTGCTCAATGCCTGTCATGAGCCACTCTTTCGGGGTCATTGTCATGTTCCCAACAGTACAGAGTTCAGGTGACCGGCGATCCACTGGGCGACCGGCGCGGCGACACCGTTCCCACATTGTTTGTAGCGGTGCGTGTCGGCCTGCTCTTTACCTTCGTCCGTCCAGCGGGTGTGGTCGTCGGGCCATCCCATCAGCCGTTCACACTCGAGCGGTGTCAGTCGACGTACAGCGAGGCTGGTGGTGACTGACGGGGACTGCTGGCTGGCTTTGAGGGTTGGCGAAAGGTCGGTGAACACGTTCGCGTTGGAACCGAACTGGGTGTCAAACGAGTAGGGCTGGATGATCGCTGGCTTGTTGTTGCCTCCACCACCAGACTCAAGGGTCGGGGCCATCTCTTCCTCGTACCCGATGCCGTACGCTTTCGCTGATGCTCCCGGCTTGAACGACGCCGCGACCGGCTCGGCGAGCATTGGTTGCGCCACAAAATCGCTACTATCTCGACCGACCCTCAATGAGCGGTGAATTCCGCTGTCATCCAGTTTTTGGTTATAGCCATCGTAAACGATTGGTTCGGCCAGCATTGGTACTTGTCCACCGCCTGTCCCCATGCGCTGCTTCAGGGTTGGGACGATCTCGGTTTCCATACGGAAGTCGTCGTGCCGGGTGCCGTCAAAGATGATCGGCATCAGTACGGTCGCCCTGGATTCGCCGCCGTTGTCAAAAGCGTTGAGCGTCGGGGTGACTTCCCCCTCGACCCATGTCTCGTCGTCGGTGTCGTTCTGGGCGCGTCGTGCCTTCACGAACGGGATAAGCAGGTCGTTGTACGCATCCTGACCGTTGTACGAACCAGGGTGTGCGCCCGGTGTCAGGCATCCGACGGTTGGTTGGAGGCCACCTGCATCAACGCTCGTCGCAACGCTTCCGGCAACGTCTTGCCCCTTCTTTCGGCCCTTCGCAAAATCCCCTCGGCGGCCTTCGCTGACAGGTAGTAGCGGGTCGGGACATCGGTCGGCGGTTGCAGGATCGAAGATAGCGACGAGGAAGACGCGCCGTCGTCGTTGGGGGACTCCGAAATGTTGCGCGTCCAAGACAGCCCACTCGACAAGACACGCCCCGAGGTCAACCATTTCGTCGACGACCGACTTGAAGTCGGCTCCGTTGTTGGAAGACAAGGCTCCGGGGACGTTCTCCCAAAGGACTGCTCGGGGAAGAGGGCCAGTTGGTCGGGATGAGGTTGCATCTCGCATCTCCTTGATGATTCGCACAGCTTCATAGAACATGGATGATCGACCGCCGTCCAACCCGGCTCGTTTACCGGCGACGGACAGGTCTTGGCACGGGGAACCGAACGT